TGGCATAAATGACTATTTTCAGTATGCAATGTAATTGTTCTACCACTATGCGTAACATATACACGAATAGCCAATCTATCGGTTATCGTTAATACCGTTTGTGGTACTGCAAGTGCAGTTGTATATAAGTCAATAGCAGTTCCATTTGTAATTCCTTCGGGTGTAGCAGAACTACTTGCAATTAAAGTAAATGCAGTTCCGTTATATTTATAAAGTTCAAGATAAAAAGATGGAGTACCACCTGCTGATGAAGCACTAAAATACATTTCAAAGTTCCAATTACCACCCGGAATTTCTAATAACGCAGGGTCATTGGCATCGGTAATAAATTGAGTTATATATCCATTTGCATTTATAGTAAAATCAGTACCTGTACCAATAACAGGAGTTTTATTAAGTTCATAATAAGTATTACCAAGAATTGCGCCTTGACTAACACTACCATTCATGTAATAAGATACCGAAGAACCACCACCACCCGAAGTTGGAAAGTTTGCTAAAGTACCATCTCCACGAATATATTGAGAAGCAAGACCTGCACCAGTTATTGCAATCGTACCATTTGCAGTTAAAGGAGAACCACTAACAGTAAATGCACTTGGCATTGAAATACCTACTGAAGATAATTTATTATTAAATGTTGTCCAATCAGTTGATGTTAAGTAACCATTTATTGAAGAAGTAGCAGCAGGAATTGATATAGTGTTTGTAGTTCGTGATAATGGACTTGAAAAAGTCAATGCACTTTCTTTTGAATTGAATGTACTCCAGTTAGCAGCAGTTAATAAACCACGATTAGTAGCAGAAGCACTTGGTAAGTTTAAAGTAATTGAACCATTTGCAGTTAATGGCGAACCACTAACAGCTACATCAGTACCAGCTGAACCAATAGTTAAACCAACACTTGTTAAACCAACATCAGTAAATGTAGCAAATGAACCATCGCCACGAACATATTGTGATATAGTTCCTGCTAATAATAAATTGCCATCTATTTGAACATCAGTAGAAGATAATAATAAAGGCGTATCATTACCAAAACCATCGGTAATACGCTTTTTTGTACCGGTAATAATACCGTTATCAGTTACTTTTAATAATGCTTCGTAGGTTTCAGCTACTATTTGTCCTGTTAAAGTTGCGCCCATTATATATTATAAACTATAAATTCATCGGTTTGTCCGTCGTATTGAGTATAATCAGCAACTTCGCCAACCAACTTCATTTTACCCGAACCTAATAATCTCTTAATGAATGGAGAAACTCTGCTTTCAAAAACTTCGTAACTCCAAAATCCTTCTTCTTTATATAAAAAATTAGTATTTACAACAATACCAAAAGCACAATACCTTTCAATGTAATAAGATTGGTTGAATAAAGATATTGAAACAACCTCATTGGTAATGTCATTGGTAAATTCTAAAAGATAAATAGAACCTTCCTGTATTTGTGGTTCGTCAAAATGCAAGACCACATATTCAGTAAATCCTTTTCTTAAAAGTATCATATTAATAAATATAAAAACCTTAAAACACAAACACCCCTATATTGTATTTCTTTTCTTTTATTTTCTTTTCTTTTGTTGGCATTTGTTGAACAAAAATTTATTTTGTTGAACACTTGTTGCAACTTATTGATAATCAATGCTAAAAAAAATGTAAAAAAAGTGAAAAAAAGTTTTGTAATTAAAAAAGTATTAGTAAATTTGAAAATCATTAACAACTAAAACAAAAAATTATGACTTTAGAAATCGCAATCTTTTTAGCCATTCCGTTTATCGGATTAATCGCATTTGCAGGTCTTTGTGATTATGTAAACGCAAAAGTAAACCAAGTAAAAACCTCAAAAAACTCAAGCAATGAAAAACAATGGTAACGACCCACTAATTTTAAGAACTGCATTAGTAGGATTATTAGGTGCAATGTCAGCATATTATGAAGATAGAGTTGATATGCCCTATGAACGTACTAAAGCACTTGCAATTAAAATCAATGATAAGTTCAATTTAAACATTGATGTAGATGCAATCTTTTTTGAACCTGCTGAACCTGCTGACGATGGGTGTATGCACGACCAAAACGAAGCATACTACGAAAGTCCTTTAGAACGACTATAAACAAATAAGGGTGGAAGCAATTAAGCAACCACCCTTTTCTTTTTAATCAGTTTTGATTAGTCAATCAAACCGGCAATGATTGATGAAGTAACTTCCGGTGCAAGTTCTTTTTCTTGACCACTAAAAGTTAATTCATAACCACTTCTATCTCCGGCAGCAGTACCACTTGCAGCAGTACCACCACTAATATCCAAGCCACCATTTTGACCTAAATACCAATACTTACCATTTTTATCTTCAACGATTGCTACCAAGTTGTTTTGAGCAAGTAACAAAATCTCATTACGAGTATTTGCTTGTAACTTGTTAAGAACGATAGTCAATTCTTGAGCATAAAAAATAGTTCCGTTTTGAACTGAAGCAGTAACAGTTTCAGTGAATTGAGAAGTTTCTTTTACTAATTCGTATTTGTAGAAGTATTTACCTACTGCTAAAGAAATGTCAGTTACCACACCAGCTGCTTCGGTTGCTACTGATACGTTCTCGCTTTCGATAAATAGGACTGATTTTAAGCCACCTAAACTGTCTTTGCAATCTAAAGTGTACCCTTGAGTTAAAGCACAAGCCATATTTTTTTTGAGTTATTAAAAAAGGGTAGGCGAATTTACACCCACCCTTTTTATGTTAAAATTTAATTAATTAATTATGCAACTCCACCTTCTTGCCAGTAAACGATTTCAGTTGGGAACGCATAGTTCACACCCATTTTGAATTCAGAAACGAAACGCATTTCGTCAGCTTCTTTCGCATAGAACAACTCAAATCTTTCTTCTTCGTTCAATAAATCTACACCTAAATAAAGGTTTGATAAACGAGTAGCAATAAGTTTGTCAGTACCATTTAAACCGTTAACTGCAATTAAGCGTACGTTAGTACCCGGAATAGTGATTTCAAAATCAACTGCATCAGCAGCATAGTGGAATAAGTTATCTTCTTTCAATGCAACTGTGTACATTCTGAAAGCATCCATACCACAGAAAATAACTACATCTCCGTTTGCAACGATAGAAGCAGGGATTAAAGTGTAAACTTCATCAACAGCTGCAATGATTGTAGCAGTAGTTAAAGAAGCAACATTACCCGGATTACCATCAATTACACCAGTAACAGGGACACCAGCAGGTGCAATAAGTTTTAATAAACCATCGAAACGTGCTAATTGAGCATTACCACTTGCAGTATCACCTTGCCATAAAGCAGTTTCTAATGCAGCACCGATAACTTCAATTTTCTTTCCTGTAAACTCATCAGCAAATGGCATATAGTCATAAGTTGAACCTGCACGAAGTGCTTTTTGAGTATATTTCGCCTCAAATGCTTTAGGACAAATTGCTTCGTTTACTTTGATTTTACCCGGAGTTACTGCACGTTGTGTAAACGCAGTAGTACCACTTGAGTTAAATCCACAAGTACCACCAGCTTGGAATACAGCATCGGTAGCCATGATATTAATTTTTTCTGACGATTTTACGCCAACCATTACGTTTCCTGCACTTTCAATAAGTGTAGCAGTTTTTGGTTTGAATACGAGAGCCGTAGCAAGTTGTTGCTCGTTCTCTTTTACATAGTTTGATAAACCTGTTAAATCTAAAGCCATCTTGATTATTTTTTAAGAGTTTGAAAAATATTTTGTAATTTCTTGTAGGCATCGGCTTTGCTTACTTTGTTTTGTGCCGAAAAAGCATTTTTAGGTGCTTGGGTTTCTTGAGCAGTTTCAACCTTTGCAAACATATCCATGAACTCTACCAATTTCTTGGTAACGTCATTTAACATATCCACTTTGGTTTCAACTTCAGCAAGTTTAGAATTGAATGCTTCGCTAATTTCTGCGAAACGGTCAACTTGTGGTTCTGCAATAACTTCTTCGGTTGAAGGTTTAGCATCTTCGTCTTCATCAGACATTTCAACTTCTACTTCAACTTCGTTTCCGTCTGCTTCTACCATTTTAACTTCGGCAATAATGCCTTCTTCTAATACTACTACGATAGTACCATCTTCTAATTCGTGTTCTCCAACAGGTGCAGGAATTTCGCCATCCGGAGTAACTACTGAAATCATACCACCAGCTTCGAGAGTGTCGAACTTAATGATAGTGCCATCGGCTAAAACGCCTTCAGCAAATTCAATAGTAACTTCTTCTTGTGAAACTACTTCAGCCACGTTTTCAGAAAACAACAAACTTTTGATTTGTTCTAATGCTTTCTTTGCTTCCATAATTTTTTAAGTATAAGTATAAATATATAATTGATTGTATTGTGCAACTTAAATACCAGCTTGTGCCAATATGTTTTTAATTTGTTGAACCATTAATTCTTCTTTGGTCAATCTATCAGCATAGCCAAAAATACCTTCTACGCTAAATCCTTGAAATTCGCCACTCTTTACCTTTGCCCAAACTTCTTCGTTATCTACTTTGTAGCTACCAAACCAAGAACCGTCTTTTGCATCCTCAAATCCATTGATTGGCATCTTACCCATATCACGATTTACTATCCAGCTTTCAAACATAGTAACACCTTCAATAGCTTTAGA